GCTCTAGAGGCCGCTTCTTCTGTAACTCTTTTTTGAATGGCTGGGTTCAGACCGGCCATGCTTGGACTTACAGCAGTCTCAGTCGCGGCTGGAGCGGCCATGCCCTCCATGATGCCGCCGCTAAGACCACCAATAACAGCGTCGCGCAATGCGTCCTTTGGCTTGCGTCCAAAGGCTACGGAACCAATTCCTGTGCCAAGTGCAGAGCGAATAAATGGGTTCTGAATACCGGACAAAAACGGCAGACCACCCACCATCGGACCAACAATGGCGGGTGCTGCTACTTGTATTATGTCCTTTAGCTTCATGGCTCAGCCCTCAATATCAGAACAATTATACGCAAAAACTACGTTATGTCACGATTTTCACTGTTCCGCTATCATTGTACAAAGCGCCAGTTTCTAAACCAGTGGCGCTAGTTGGCAAATCTGTAAGTGTTATCTTCGTGCCGCGTAACTCTCCGGGGTTGCGTTCTTGCTGAATAAACACCTCTAAGGTTCGTATTAGGTCGTTCATATACAGATTGTCGTAATCCTGCGGAGGGTCTGGAAGCGTTGGTGGGGCTAGACTTCTACTAGACATCTAGCGCCTCCCGTCTTGTCGTAAATCAATTCTAGGATTGCCCAACTTCCATTTTGTTCCTGCCGCTGATGAATCTACTCGCACGGCAAATGATCTACCTCTTACTCGCAAGAAAAGCTCATTGGTGTAAAGCTCAACAGGAGATGTGGATGTACTTGTGACACTGCTATTGTCAGTTGAATCAAAGTTTGATCCGGGGAAGTTTCTAGCTTTTAGTGTAAACGTGGCTTGCGGAGTGCTTAGGTTGGCAGAGCCGACAAAGGTTAAATCAGGTATCAGTCTGGATATGAAGACAAAATTATTGCCATCACCAATATCCATAACAGCAGATTCGATGAATGAAGACATTGCGGATCCATCATCATCAAAGCCAATCTCATGGTTAAATAGATAAGAAGAGCCAGCAGCTATTGGGAAAGTTTTAATCCCTCTATCAAGCCATGCAGTTCTTGCCAATGAGCCAAAGTACCAGACTTTTTCCGAATAATTGTACACCACATAGCTGTCGTTTTCTGTGGAACTGGCAGATGGGTAGAACCAGAATATCTCTGAAAACTCTGAGTTAACGCCAGTAACAACCTTGTCAGCTTGATCAAAGTTAAAGTCTAGGAACACTTTATCTTTGACCGTGCAGGGCAATCTCTTTGTGCTTCCATCATGCAGATAGAAGCTATCTATCCCCATCCAGAAAACAATATCGTCTACAGACGCCGCTGCTTGTGGCCCCATAATCGTAATGTTCCCAGAAAGAAGCTGAATGCCAAAAGTAAACGGGGGGCCAATAAATCTCATGGCATGCAATGATGTATCGGTCCAAACCAATATTTCACGCTTCGTTTCTATGGCTGTAACAAACTGTGAGCCAGAGCCGAGGCGCAAATCACCAGCAGTATTGGTGGCTGTAGGATACCAGACTTGTGGGTTCTCTTGATCAGAGAACCTGATTAGTAGCGGATCTTGCGTGCCATCACCTTGCGTATCAGATGCTCCACCAAGACCATCAGCGCCGAAAGCTATAACGTGTCTGTCTTGATCTGACACAAGAATTTGTTTGGCAACCGTAGGCACACTACGAGAGCTTACGCTTAACGTGCTAAGCTCAACAGCCCTTGTGCTTATTCCGTTAGTTTTGTCCCAATAATACATACCCCCATCACGAGGGTTGATGATTAAGTCCTCACCAAAGTTATCATGCGACCAGATGCGAAGCTGAGATACGCCAACAACTGATGTTGCCGCCGCGTCTCCCCAGCCTGTAAAGTCATTAGTGCTGTCAGCATTGCCGACAGCCAAGCGCACTACGGAGCCATCATCATGAGATGTCGCTGTTGTGCCGGATACACCACGAGTACATCCTGTTAGATCATTCGTGCTTACAGCGCCTATTGTAATTAATTCTTCACCAATCAGAATAGTATCGTTTGCTGCAAAGCCGGTCGCACTCGTCAAAGTAATTGTGGTGTCGCTGTCGCTAAGAGTGCCACCTTCGTTAAGAGTGGTCTGAAGCGCAAAATAAGTCGTGCCACTCCAAAGACCAGCGCCCCATCCCGTACCTCCGGTTCCAGAGTCTGTGCCTGTGTTTAACTGATATTTACCAACTACAGACGATCCACCATTGCCTGTATCAGAAGAGTTCGCTGCAACAGCCGCAGTAATCTCATAATTGTTCGCATCAATAACACGAACAATTTGGTATTCAATATTAAGACGAGCGGCGGTTATCGCTCCGCCAAGAGAGACTGCCCCAGAAAAAGTAACAAAGTCATTTTCAATTGCGCCATGAGAGGCATCTGTGACCGTAATCGTAGTGCTTCCATTGGTGGCCGCAAACGTAACGTCACCAGCAGATGTGGTTACTCGTAGTGGGGTAATGTCATTAAATGACAAACCCTCTTCGATATAATATTTAAGGCTTGTACCAACCCCTAAAAACGAAGAAGAGTCCAGTGCAATCCAATTATGCAGGCTGCGTGCCACTCCAAGATATGTAAGTGGACTGTACTTCTCCCAGCCACCCAGCTTCTCTGGATACCCAAATCGAAATCGGATCTTGTCGCAATCGCGCCAGCCACCTTCATTCGCATATGAGGTAATATCTTGATTGATGCCGGGCCTAAATTGAAGCTTGGATAGGGGCATTATTCATCGCCTCAACTGGTTCTTATAAACAGACCGTATACAAAGCCAAAGTTTACGTCACTGCTCATTCCAAAAGTCAGCGCCTTCCAAGTGCCAGAAGTAATCTGACTGCCAACTTGGGCTGTGGAATTTTCGATTGTAGTACCCTTCCAAAAGGCAACATGAAGCTGTGGCCCCGGTGACGTAGTGGGAGTAAAAGTAAACGCCCCAGAGTAATAAACATTAGTCTGTGGTGTAAATTTGCCAAAAATTATTTGACCAACAGATGTGCCATCATTGACAGGAACCTGCGTGGCACTTGTTAGGGCTGTAACGTGTCCGTATGTGTCGAGTGTTATGTCTTGAATAAAGGTGTTTCCACTATTATCCACACTCGCTTGAGATGAGGTATCAGCGTGATTGACTGTTATATTCGCGCCCTCTGCGCCACCACCAGAAACGGTTATAGCGTTGCCAGCAGTCAAATCCGTTACATAGTTGCCGGTTGTTTGTGTGCTAAGAGCAACAGCATTGTCTGCGATTTGATCTGAACCAACGGCATCATCTGCAATCTTTGCAGCCGTAACTGCGTCATCTGCAAGCTTTGCGGTCGTAACATTTGCATCTGTAATTTTTGCCGTTGTAACTGCGCTATCAGCGAGTTTGGCTGTGGTTACATTGGCGTCAGTAATTGCTGCTGTATTTACAGAATCGGCGGCAAGAGTAAACTCAACCTTTTCTACTGCCGCACCAGAACCTGCGCCGTCTGCAAAAATCCAAGCAGTCTCTCCGTTGCTTACAGAAGCATTTGCACCAGACCCTTGCGTGAAGGTGGCTGTCTGACCAGAGGCATTTTTGACCAAGTAAACCTTGTCCTGATCATTCGGGTCAATCGTAATCGTGTTGGTGCCTGACGGTGAGCCACCCAGAACTAGAACTTTGTAGCCACCATCAGATAACGTTCCATCCGTAGTGGTTAGCGTGGTGGTGGTTCCACTAAGAGTCAAACTTACAACGCCGTTGATTGCACGGTCGATGATGTCAAAGTTTGTATTGGTGGTCGTACCCCAAGTGCCAGCCTGTTCGCCTGCGCCGGGTTTTTCAATGCCAAGATTGTCTGTAAATGTGCTGGCCATGACTACATCCTTTTAACAAACCTGATGATATATCAGGCGGCGACCTCTGTCCATGCTGTGCCGGGAGACGGAACGATTCTGCCCCAAACGATTACCGCTGGCTTTTGCGTGTCCCCCTGAACACCTGTCGGTGAAAACGAAACGGATATTGCCGCTCCAAGCGTGCCAAGCTGTCCTGTCGCTTCGTTCCCTGTGACTGTTAATACCGCCCCTGCGGATGGGGTCACAGTTCCTAATCCGGTCGTCCCGGCCACGCCTGTAACAGCAAATGTTGCTGTTCCAACAAGGCTTACAGAGCCAACTTGCCCGGTTCCAGACGCACCTGTCAGTTCCGCTGCCGCTGGCGCAACAACTGCCCCTGCTGACCCTGTGGCAGAAACGCCAGTAGGAGTAACTAGAGCCGTTCCAACGACGCTTTCATCACCCAATCCAGATGTAGCCGCCTGACCTGTAACACCTTGAAGAGCGGCACCGCTAGAAATTACAGTGCCTTGATTAACGTCACCTTCAACGCCAGTTACGACGGCAATGAATTGTGAGGCTGCTACGACAGTTCCAACCGAGGTTGTACTGCTTACACCAGTGGCAAGAACCTCGCCCTCACCAACCTGAACGGCTGTGCCTAAACCAGAAGTGCCACTAGCACCTGTTACGGCTACTACTCTGCTTACAGCGGAGCGCTGACAAAACGCTAATTGGCTAAATGCGGATATAGCAAATGCGCTCATCTTAGCTCTCCTGCAAATTAAGCAATGTTACATATTACCTAATATGCAAAAAAATTCATAGTGAACCGTGCATCGCCATCTGATTCACCATAGTTAGCCTTAGAACAGTGAAGAGGATCGCCATAGAAGATAACAAAACGGTTTTGTACAAACGGCACATCTAGAATGACTTTGCCGCCATCTTCAGGCTTTTTGTCAAAAAACACAGTCCCGCTGTCCATGTTAGTTTCTGATAAATACACAATGCCGGTGCATATGTTCTCATCTGTATGAATCCAATCGCCAGTGCTTTTAAAGCGCCAATGAGTGCATAAGCTCATTTTAGTGATGTTTTGAGGGAAAAATGGACCGACACAAGTGATGAACAGGCTTGTTAGGATTGGATCAGAAGTTATGTAATTTAAACTACGTTTTCCGGGCCAGTTTCCAGCATTAGGTTGTTCTGGATGATCATCAGTAACCCAATGATCTCTTGCCTTTAGTTGATCCAAAATCGAAGGCAAGTCCGGGAAAAAATCATCTATGATGATGTAGTGCGGAGAGGATCTCATGTTAGATCACCTTCGCATCAAATTGGCGTATGGGTCGATATCAATAACCCAGCCAGTAAGGATGTACTTTGCAGCCCCAATTGGCGGGTTACCTCTGTGAGTGTGCAAAAATCCGCACGGAAACAAAACACAAGTGCCTGCTTTTGGCTTTATTCGTTTATTCTGCGTAAGAAATTCAGTCTCACCAGCCTCAAAATTATCATTGAGATATAAGGTGTAAGTCAGGATTCTATTGTAAGTTGCGCCATCCATTGCCTCATAGTGCCAACTATGAAAGCCGCCACCGGGAGGAGTTTTTTGCCCCTTAATCTCCAACATCGCTAAATCTTTGTGATTAAGCATCGGAAATCTGTTGCGATATTCAGGGATGACTGCATCTCGCAACCGACTAATACATTTTGAAGAGGTTTTTTGACCACTCGCAGAAACAAGAGCCAAATGAATACATTCATCCTTTCTGTCTATATTACTAGGAGCCTCGTGATGATACCCTGCGGCTATTATGTCATCAATTTCTTGAATCGCACTCTTGCATTCCTCTTGAGTAAAAAGACCGTCTACCGTTAAAATTTCACCATAACCATCCATGCTTACCTCCATTTTGGCCCTTCAAACCATGCGACTAGACTACGCCTTAACCCTTCAGTTACTGGCGACACAGAATGCACGAGATATGATGGGAATACCAGTATGCTCCCCCTCTGCATAAAGTCAGAAATTAAAGGGCTTTCACACTCGGCAAACTGAAAATAACCACCCTTGTAGTCTTGATGATTAGATAGTTGAATTATAATACTAAGCTTACGATCTCTGCCGCTGCCGTCCTCCCAATTAACGTCATGGTGATTGTCGTATTTACCATGTTCAGATCCATGATATTCGGTGTATTGAATGCTTGTGTACGGTTCGACATTTACGTCAAGAACCTCATTAGCTATTTGAGTATATTTCCAAAGAATGCCGCCAATTTCCTGATCCTCTGTCCATCTTACTTTAGATCGGCGCAAATCATTACCGCTGGCGTTCCCTCCATCAGAAAAAGTCGTAGCTCCCTCAACGGGGCATTTTTCGCAAGTTTCAATAATTTTGTCACACTGTTCATCTGACAGTTCTTTAGTCCACATCTGCCAATTGGTTCTGATCATTCTCTTTGCCCTGCATAACAGCTTTTAAGTAGTCACCACCGAAGCTGGTTTTAGTGAAAGAAAAGTTGTCAAATTCCGATTGAGGCAGATACTCAACGCTAACCTTTTCCTCAAAAGGGAAATAAACGTAAGCCAGCGGAGTGCCTTTTCGGATAAACACTTCTTTTCTTTCAAGAAAATCTCGTTTGCTTGCAAGCATATTAATATTAAATTCTACCCCTGTATCGGGCAGCAAGTTAACTGCGCCCAGCATCGGCTTAACAATCGACAGTTCCTCTTCAAAGTGATACTCGGGTGGGAAAAACAGACATTTGCTGCGTGTCTCTGCAACCATTTGAGCGTTAAAGTTTAATTTCATATGGATATAATCGTTTGCCCACTCTTGGTTCATCTGAGACTTAATATCGTGATATTCAAAATTAATCATCTTGTGGTTTGCACATTCGCCAGAAATAAACTCGTAGTTATCACCAAGAAGATTAAAAAGACAGTCGCAAGGCGCACGCAAAACTAGAGAGTTACGAAATATATCTACAAAACTAGGGCAAGATTTGATTGTCCCAGCCTTCACTTGAGAATCTTGCAA